TCGAGGTATTTGTGGAAGTTTCCTCTCTTGCTGCAACGGCAATAGCATCCGTCGCTCTGCACCTCTCCGTTCTTGCAGTTCCCACACACTTCGTCATCCATCATAAAGTTCATCTCATCGGTCTGTGCACCGAGGCCTTTGCCGACAGGAATGTCATTGTCGATGTCGGCCTTTATCTCGAGAAAATCAATACGTTTACCGTTGTCATATAGCAGTGTCCCACCTATCTCACCGCGCAACCAACACAAGGGACTGCACTCGTGTTTGTCGTTGTACGCAGCCACATAGCCGTTGACAGCCTCGATGTATCGGTCTTGCAGAAGTTTGATGTGTGCTTTATTCATTGTTTTGAAGGTTTTTATTTGTCTGCGAATCTGATTACTTTTCCTCCGTTGCATTTCAGGTAGCCCCAGCCAATGCTGTCAAGCCTTCGTAGCCACCCTTTGAGGAACTTCTTTTGCGTCGGATTTGCTGCGACGATGCGGAGGAAAAAAGCCTCGCGCTCTCTCTTTATCTCATTGAAAAACGTCTCATGGTTTGTTCTGTTCAGTGCCGCTATGGTCTTCGGTCCTACTACGCCGTCGGCTGTCACGCCGAGCATCCTTTGTGGTATCTTTATTCCATGTGCGCCGCTCCCCCAAACCCAGTCAACAAGTATGTTCGCTAACGACTGGCTCTTTATCTGGTCGGCTTTCCAGCGATTCCAGTAGTGCGGTCTCAACACAGCGTTCACCGCGTCTTCATCGGATATGAGTTTTAGGTCTTGAACGTCGATGTCGCCGTCGCCGTCCTTGTCGTATCCAACCTTCTTCCATGTGGCTATGGTAACTCCTTTGTTGGTCGCACCGCCCATGTCGTCCTTGTCGTTGACGAATCCTCCCTCAAACGAGAGGATGAAAGGTGCCAATGTCATTACGTCTGCCATAACCTTATGCCTTGAACCCGTTGCGTTTTAAAAACTCCTGGTAGTCGCCGTTGAGGTACATGATGATGTGCTTCTGCTCCTCGGCCACAGAGTCTATCTTCTTTAAGATTTCCTCGTTGTCCGTGCCGTTCTTCTTGGCTTGTTCGTAGTTCATCTCCGAAAGTTCCATCACTTTCTTTATGTACTCATCGGCGAGGTTGATCTGCTCGCGCTGCGTGTCAACGTCGTCTTTCTTGACTTCGTTTTCTTTGAGCTTCTTGTTCTGGCGGCGGTACACAATCGCGCTCGCTATGCCTCCCACCGTCGTGCCGCTCAAAAGCATCATCAGGATTTCTGTCAGTTCCATGTCTATTATTTTACTATGTACTTTATTTAATTAATAACACTCTTTTTGTCTCTGCTACAAATATACTTTTTTTTCTTTTATTGTCAAATATTTTTGTAGACAATTCTTGCATTTTTTCTTGTCTCGACCACCGTTCCGTCGGGGTTGTGGTGGATGCTCCGGGCACCGTAGGAAACAAGTTTATCCATTCCGCTTTCGAGGCGGTGAAGGTCGGTGCGGGGCATGGAAAGTATTTGCATACCTACCGAGCGTTCAATGCTCATGCGTTTGGCGGCGTTGCCCTCAAACTCCAGCCGGTTGACCGAGTTCACCATTGCCTCTATGTTGTTTGCTCCGTAGTGGTTCATGGCACGGCGCGAGAAGATACCCAGACCTTCCTCGCCCTCGGCTCTCATCCTGCGGCCACGGCGGTTACGCACACCGAGGTCGATGTCGTGTCCGCTGGCGTGACTGCCACCTTCCAACACCTCGAAACCACCTTCACCGTACTTGCTGACTTCGGCGGCTTTCACTTTCGACTGGATGAATGAACCCCACATCGTAGCCAATGCTGCAAGTGCCAATGGTACACCGAATCCTTTGATTGCACTAAACGTCTTCCAAATGTTGGCAGATGCTACAATAAGGCTCCCCATAGCCTCGGCTTCATTAAGTTGCTGCTGCGCCTGAGCTGCCGCCTTTGCGTCGGCTTCGGCTTTCTCTTGTGCAGCTTTCTTCTCCTGGTACTCAGCCCAGGTGGCTTCAACACGCGAGGCATAACCTGCTTCGAGCAAGGCTTTCTCTTTGTCGTATTCCTCCTGCGCCGCCTCCGTAGCCTCTGCCGCCGCCTCTGCCTTTGCATTTGCCAACTCGACATAGGCACTGATAAGGTCGTTGATATAGCCCATCGTGGTGCTGTACCAAGTTGTTGCAGCACTCATGGCTTGTTTGCCCCATTCCTCAAACTCACCGTCAAGCCAATCCATATAATCTTTTTCCCAACCGTCGGGGTTGTCGGCTTGGAAGCCTGCAATACGCGCTTTCATTGCATCCTCACCGAGAATGTTGCTGATAAGGTTCTCTTTGCCTTGACCGCCGACACGACCGCCTATGAAGGTGCCGAGCATATCACTTACGCTGCCGTACTGACGTATCTTCTGCGTGATGCTGATTTGCGAGGCGTAACGCTCAATCTGCTTGTTGAGTTGTTCGAGCAGTTTGATACGCTCCTCTATGGATTTATTCTCATCCATTGCTATCTCGACTGCCAACAACTTCTTCCTTGCTTCGACAAGGTGTTCAATATTAGTTGCGAGTGCGGCGTTTTTGTTTGCTTCTTGTGTGGCGTTGCGGACACGTCGTTGAACATGCACGGTGTCAGCTTTGGATGTTTCCACAATGGCCTGCATTTCCTTTTTGTGCAATTCCTCACGGATAGCCAACTGCTTGCGGTAGGCATCCATCTGTATCTTCACCACACGCTCGTTGTGCTGACGGTCTTCGTCCTCTTGCAAGGCATTGTACTGACGTTGCAGTTCAAGTGCTTCTTTGTCGGCTTGCTCTCTTGTCGTGAAGCCATTTTTGACATTCTCTTCGAGTGCCGCCAACTGCTCTGCATACCACTTGTCTTGTTCGTCTTTGTTCTTACGGCGTTCCCAATCGCTAATCTCAATCTCTTTTTGCACACCCTCTTCCATGGCGTTGAGCAATGCCCGCTCGGCCTCCCAATAACGCTCTGTGATGTCTTTCTCACTCGGCTTGCTTCCACCACTACCGCTGTTATTTCCACTCACCAACGGCTTGTAGTATTTATCCCACAGCGATTCAATTTCCTTTTCGGTGAGAATATCCTTGAAGTAGGTATCTTGTAGGTACTTCTTGAACTCCTCGTCGAGTTGGTAACGGTTCTTGCGTAGTGCCGTACCTCTCATGCCGTAACGCATAATACCGGGACCACCCATTTGACGGCCACCAGGTGCAGCACTCCATTCGTCGTAGTATTGCTCAAAGCGTTTCTGGAATTGTTTGTATTCGTCGGAGCCTTCGGACAAGCCGAGGATGCGGGCGATCGCAGGCAGCGAGCGATTGTTCTTCATAGCCTCGTCAAGAGACATTGACTGCTTCACACTCTCGGCGATGCGCTCAATAACGAACTTGTTTTTGGCTAACTGCTCAATCTGCTCCTTGTAGGCTTGTGTTACCTTACCCACTTCGTCAACGGTTGCGGTGGTGGCGGTCAATGTGCTGCCGGTCATTTCGTTCACCCTTGCAACGGCATTAGCCCATTCGGTTGTGCCTGACGAGAGGTTAGGCAGTCGGCGCATAATCTCGTCAAGTTCAAGGTTGGTGTTTCGTACAGAGTCTCGTATCTTGGTGTCAAGTTCGTTGTACTCATAACGAAGATTACGCACCTCTTTCGCCCACTCTCTCGTCTTGGTCGTTATCTTGCTTATCAAATTAACAATCTTGTCCCAGTTCCTGACGATAAGCAATCCAACAAGCACCAATGACTGCCAACTTACCAAAGTCTTGGCGAGTTTCTGTCCGATGGTCATCACTTTGCCTAACTCTTCGGCATACTCTTGTGTACCCTCGGTCATGGTGGCGAGGTTGGCCTTGATTGCCTTCTGCTCCTCGTTAAAGGCTTTCACTTGGTCGAGGAACTGCGGGATGTTGTTCGAGATGGCAAGGAAGAATTGGTTTATATTGAGGGCGGACGGAGCCTCACGCAAAATCTGCTGGAAGGAGTACCCAAGTCCGTCGAAAGCGGCGCGGTACTTACCCACTTGGAGGGTGTAGTTGCCGGTGGATTTTTGCAGTTCGTTGATGGTGTCGCGGATTTTGAGCGATTGTTCGGTCAGTTTCTTGCCAGCCTCGGTGTTCAGTCGATCCTCGACGGTCATTTTGTTAAGCGCGTCTTTGAGGGCGTTGTAGGTCTGGTAGAGTTCGTTGTACGACATCTTCTGTATGTCTATCCCTTGCACAGCGTCCATCCTCGCCTGTCCCTCACTTGCCAACGCTGCTTTTAGTTGGTTCAATGCTGCAAACTCTTGGTCATTGAGTTTCAATCGTTGCTGCTCTGCGTCACGGGCTTTGAATGCGTCTTCTATTTCTTTCTGTCGTGCATCGTGTATCTTTTGCGCTGCATCCGCTCTCGCTTTCGATTCTTTCTGTGAGGCTTGATATGCTTTCTCCTCTTCTTTTGCTGCATCTGCGGCCTCTTTTGCCGCCTTCTTTGATTCCTCGGCCATTTGCTTCTCGGCATTGGCAACAGCTTTTGTGTTTCCATCGAGTTCCTTCATGGCATCACGCAATCTCTCAACAGCTGATTCCAATGCCATAGCCTCGGTGCTATTCTTTTTGCTTTCAGTTTCAAATGAGCGTAAAGTAGACAACAGTGTGTTAAGAGTTGCTTTCATAGCGTTGTACGACATGTTGGTCGTATCAATCGCTTGTGCAGTTCGCTCTTGCCATACTGCTCCAAGTTTCAATCTCTTTTCTAATTCTTCCAGATGCCTTTTTTCGTACTCGGATAGTTCTATACTTTTTGCCTTTGCCGCATGAACTTGACTTTGCATGTTGGCATTTTCTTTCTGCGCTTTTGTCAAGTCACTAATTGCTTTTTCCAACTCGGTAATCTTTGCAGCATATTTCCCCATTGCCTCGGCATCGCTTTGGTGTGCATTCACATCATCCATAATGCCTTTTGCGTGTTGCGACAATGAACCTCTCATACTTGTTAATGCCCCGTCAATTTTCCCGAGGGTTTCAAGCATTTTGTCTAATGCAGGTTGTACGTCATTAGCAATAAGGTCTTCTTTTAATATCGGGTTCGCCATATCTTTGTGTATATATTTATTTCGGTCTTCCTATACCTTTATTTCGGTCTTTGCCTATCTTTTTCTCGGTATTGATAGGCATTTTTCTCGCTCTTTGCCTATCAATAGTGTGGTTTTAGTGGTTTTTGCTCCTTGCCTTCTCCATCTCTTTCGCCCGCTCGTCGAGCAGCTTCATCGCGGCGTGGTATTCCATGACGGTCATCTGCTTCGCGTCCTTGTGCAGCTCGCCTGTGATGGCGAGGCATCCCTGCTCAAACGATACGTCGCTCTCCTTCTCATAGTCGGTGTAGAGGCGGGTGTTGTCGTAGTTGATGTCGCGCATCCGTCGGCGCACTCGCTCCAGTTCGGGGTGTTTCTGTTCGAGGTCTTCATTGTCGGTTATGCGTTTGAGACGGATTTCAATTTCGCGGCGAAGGAGTGCCAGCATCTCGCCGTTTGTGTCGGTATGCTCTGGAAAATAGTAGGCCAGTTCGGTCTCGATTTTTTTTTTGACCGAGTTCGTGATGTCGTCACGCTCGGCCTTTGTCATCCACTCGTCGAGTTGGGCGGCTATGTCCTTGAGGGTGTCGCCCGCTATGCTTTCCACCACCTTGCCGTCTATCGAGTGGACGCAGCAGGCCATAGCGAGGGAGCGCGGGTCGGTCACGGTGTCGATGAAGAAGAATGTCTGGTAGAGGTTGAGCAGTTCGACTTTGGCCTTTTCGGGCTGCTTGTCGTCGAGCATCTGCTTTATGCCGAGTATCTTGCTCTTGACGGCGGCGATGTCGTTGCCAACGCCTGCTGAGAGCACCATGAGTTGTGTGAACTTGTGATAGCGGGTGACGGGCATCTCGTCCACGCCGTCGTAGAGTTCTATTTCGTGTTTATTGAGGTTTATCTTTCGCATAGTATTTTACTTTGTACTTGGTTTGTTATTTCATGTTATCTTTTTCTTTTCCACAAAGATACAAAACTTTTTGAATGGTGCAAAAAAGAAATAAAAAAAAGGCCACCCCAACCCGTGAGGCGGCCCTTGACAAAAGTTAAAGTACGTTTTTCTATTGTTTGTATTCTCCTTGCTCGACCTTGCGGTTGTACTGCGCGATGCTCTCCAGTATCTGCTCGTCGCAGGCGGCTTTCAGTATCTCGTAGATGTCTATAAACTGACTCTGCGCCATCGGCTCGCCGTGAAAATACTGCATCATGCGCTCGTGGTAGGCATCGAAGCGTTTGATTGCCGCCTCGCACTCGCCTTTGGTGTCGAACTCATAGACGGCGTACTGCTGGAGGATGTCTTTGGCTTCTTCGAGGTAGGCGTTGGCTATCGACATGGTGAGGTACATCATGGTGACGAGTGCCGAGCAACGCTTCTCGTCGTCGCTTCCGGGGAATGCAGACCGCAGTTTCTTACGGTCGTACTTGCTTTGGTGTTTGTAGGTCTGTATCATAGGTTCATGCGTTTGGCGTAGAGGGCGATGAGGAGCGCGTCGCATTTGCCGTCGTGTGGGTTGCGGGCGCGGTCGCTTTTGCGCAGGTCGGTGGTGGGGAAGAGACGTGTTGCGGCGTTGATGGAGGTGGGCTTGGGTGCTACCTGCCGCTTGTCCTCGCCGTGCTTGTCCTTGCGGACGGTGTAGACCATATCCTTGGCAATCCACATCTCTTTCTGCCACTTGCGCGGCGTGACGAGGGTGTAGGGGATTTGATGAGCGACAAGCAGTCCTTGTAAGAAGCCAACATTGCGTCCAAATGAGAATGTAGAAGACACACCTTGTCCGGGCATTGAGTGTACGTCTTCCATTGCACAGACGCAACCATAAGGCTTGGCCATTTGAAGAAATATTGTCAAATCCTGCTCGGTGCTGTCCTCGATGGCACAACTGCCGATACACTCTCCATTCTCGTCCAGCACGACAATATATCCGTGCGAACCTGGGTCAATTCCTATGTAGTGTTTCATGGCTTAAAAGATGTCTTCGTTGTCGTCTGGCATTTTGTTCTTGCTCTCCTTCTTGGTGGTGCCGTTGCCGCCTCCGAGAAATTCCATCTCGTTGACGTTGAAGTAATGCACAAGGCCGTTGTCGCCCTGACGCACGGCGGAGCGTCCCACGAGGAGCACTTGCACGCCTTTCTTGAGGTGTTCGGTCAGTTTGCTGCCGCCGTCGCCATAGACGTTCTGCGTGCAGTTGAACCATGTTGTCTCTCTCTCGCCGTTGCTCTTGCGGTTATCGACCGCGAGGGAATAGGAGAGGTACTTGCTGCCGTTGTCGCGGCTTTTGACTTCGGCATCCTTACCGAGCCGTCCTGTAATGATTCTGATGTCCATTGTGTTGATGTTTTATTGTTGATAGATGATTTGCTTTTTGAGGTGGAGTGCCCAGTTGTGCTCTTTCTGTGCGCCACGGCTCTGCCGCCAGTCGCGGAGCATGTAGACGTACTTGCAACGCGATAGGTGCCAGAGGCATTTGAGCATGGCGAGCCAATAGGACCGTCCTTCGAGGTCGAAGTCCACGGGGTTCACTACTTCGAGTTGCTGTGGGAGCACGTCGCTGATGCGGCAGGTGGTACACCAGTTGCGGTCGTAGAAGATACAACTTCGGCATTGGTTGTGATAGGTATTGCCGCACCACTGGCGGGCTTCGTTGAGCTGCGCTTCGGCGGCTTTGAATTTGGCTTTGTAGCCGTCGTCGCCGGTGATGCGACCGGCAATGTAAATTTTGTTGTTCATGGTCTTACTCCTTTCTTGAAGTCTTTACAATTTTCAGGTTCTTCGATTATACGTTTGCCATGCAGACAGCAGACGTATTTGTACTCACCCTTCTCTTCGTTGGAGCAGAAGGGGTACATGTGTACGCACTTGAGGCATTGTTTCGGTTCTTTTGTTTCGGTCATGGGTCAAAGAGGTTTTACGGTGAATCGTTCAAAGATGTAGAAGTGGGTGATGCGGTCGCCGTCCTTGTGGTAGGGTCGGCCTCCTTGTGTACACCAGTACATTCCGTTAAAATAGGCCACGTCATAAGCATTGTCGGCGGTGCGTACAAGCACCATGCGCTTCACCCACGGCTTTTTCAGTGTGGCATCGTGCCACTCGTTGGTTGTGATTGATTCTTGTCTCATTGCTGTGCTTGTTTAAGTTTGGCTTCAGCCTTCTCAATGGCTTGGTCGAGGTCGAGGTCTGGGTTTTCGTTCATGTAGGCTTTTGCGAGGTTATACACGCGGTCGGCGTTTACCTTCTGCCCGAAAGCACCTTTGGGGTTTATTCCGACACGCTTGCCGTAATTGTCGTATAGGTAAAGAGGCTGTGCCAGTCGGCGGTCTTTCATCTCGTCAGGCACTTGCAGTTGCCCGTCCTCTCCAAGCGAGTAGCCGAGTTCCTTCAGGGTGAGTGCCGCTTCGTTGGGCGTCGCCACAGACTTATCGTTTTGCTGCTTGTGGCAATCGCGCCTCTCGTTGCAGTAAGCAATAAGGCACTCGTTGAACTCCGCGAGGCCGAAATGTCCATAGGTCTTGCCGTAATACCCTTCGGCTATCCGTCGACAAAGGAGGCTGATGTCGGCCAGCGTGAGCCAATAGCGCACATCCTCGTCGGTCGTGAGACGATGCACTATCTCGTCGATATTGTTCTCCGTCAATCCGTCTTTGAGGTGCATGTCGTCGGCCATCTTCGAGACCATGACGGCGACGATGAGTGCGGTGTTCATCTGTCCTCCCGTCTTTTGCAGTTTGAATATCTTTGGCTCTTCGGTGAGGTTCACCACCTCGTCAACGCTGCGAACCGATACCGCCGTCCTGCTGGCCACTACCATACATTGCGGCATATTTATTAAGTGTTCTCTCAACCATTGAGGGACGGCTGTCATGTCTGCCGCCCGCGTTAGTGCTTGCGTTTCCATTTTTATTCAGTAATTTTGGATAAACAACATTGAACTGACTGTTGATGTCCTTGATTGTAAACTTTTCATCAACGAATTTGTCCGGCTTAAAGATGACAAGTGAGTTAATAAACTCTTTGAAGAACATCTCCAGTCCATCATCTGTCGGGGCTACTCCGTGTCTGTCAAGATATGCCTTTTTTAGTTTTCTTAATAGCATCTTCATATTTCCTGCATCAACACCCTCCCAATAATATTTTACCCCTTTATATTTAAAAAATTCTTCCTCAAAATACTTTTGACACCTATACTGCAAAGAATAAACTTTTACCTCTTCTTTTTTTTCGCCCCCGTCGCTTGCCGACGGAGAGAATAATAATTGTTCTTCTTGGGTTTTCTTTTTATTCTTTATAGGGGGTGTGGGGGGGATTTCTTTTTTTTCTTTTGAAAAAGTGGAACTTTGTTCCGTTTGATATGGAACTTTGTTCCGTTTTGATGTGGAATTTTGTTCCACTTTTTTCTGGAACTTTGTTCCACTTCTTAATAATTCTTTTGCCCCGTCTATGGTATTAAACTTCTTTATGGCTTGCCTTACTTTCTTTTCTGTTACAAAACATCTTTCTGCTCGTTCAATAAGGGTACAATCCCAAACGAGCATATCGGCAAGTATAGCACCCTCAGTCCATGTTAGTCCCCAGTCGCCAACCCACCTGTCTGGGATTTTTTTGTACCGTTTTATTCGCATATTAGTTTTATCTCCGCTTTTTTAATGACCGTATCACAATCTTTTTCGTTGTTGTGCATGATGTAGTGTTCCGGAACTATTCTCTCTGCAAAATCCAATAATGCTTCGAGCATGGCTTCTTTGAATGGCTTATTGTCGGTTGAGTATATCCGTTCTTTACCAAGGAATACATCGTTACCTTTTTCGTCAATTTCCGTTGCGACAAATCCGCCGTTGGTAATATAGAATTTTAATGCTATTTTCTTTTCCATTGCTGTAATGTTTTTAGAGATTATCAATCACATCTTCTACTGCGTTCCTGGCTATACCTGCCGCCGAGGATAGCATCTGCAACTGCATCGTCTCGAAGCCGTCCTCCGTTACAGAATAGGTACGCAGGTTTATGTCCTCGTCCATATAGAAGATGAGGGCGCATGCTGTGTTTTGAATAATGTCTTTGGCTACCGACTTGCGCTCGGTGAAAATGGCGTTGCGGTACTCTTTGATTGCGGTCTTTCCCGCCGTCATTGCTTGCTGTGTGTTCATTGTAACTTGCTTTTAGAACATTCAACAAAAAAGGCTTGCAGGTGTTGTTCAGGATCAAGTTACCAATCCTTGCGGGCATTACTGCTACCGCACACCAACAAGCCAGTGGCTTGACGTTTAATAAACGGGTATAAAAAAAACCGACGCTCTTGCCGACGGTTTTTACACCGTAACTTGATTTAGAACGCTGCAAAAGTACAAAATGTTTCAATACTGGCAAAACTATTTTTTCGGCCTTATTCATACGTTGTACGTTTTCAGTGGTTTAACGCTTGAAAATCTTTTGCTTTTATCACTCTACCCCCATCCCGTGGCGGACGTGGTGGAGGATTATTTCGAGGTCTTCGGGGTCGGTGTTGTCGGTGTCGAAGAGCTCGCCTCCGTTCTTCTGCTGGTCGCGGAGGGCGGCTTTGTCGCTCTCGTACCATACTATCGAGCCGCGCGTCTCATCGACAAGGACGTACCGGCCATATTTCATTGTTGCCATAGTTTATTCTCCTTTCATGTAGTTTTTGAAGCCCTCAATAAGCAAGCCCATAGTAATTACACCTTTCTTTGATATTATTCTATTGCATTCAGCATTATTCGTTATGAATTGTTTTAACCACTTCACTGCCTTTTCAATAAAGGCATCAGTGCGAACATACTCGATATTATCTGAATTTTCCCATTCTCTAGTATGGGCATAAACACCGTCAGAACAAAGTTCAACATATAATTTTTCTGGTGCTTCGTTTGCTTTCATAATTCTATTCTATAACAATTGTTGCTTTACTAACACTTTTAAGAAGCGTCTTTTTTACTTTACCGTTTTCATCAATCCATTGTAAAAACTTAAAAAGTTTATGAGGTTTCTTTCCATGAGGACGCTTATCTTCTATAACAATTCCAACAACCTCTTTACCTTTCTGCTCAGGTATGGTTTCATACCATCCACCAATATCATCGGTTTGTATTCCTTGACTATAGAAAAGATGGTATTTTCCCCTTTCAGGTTTATAACCAACTATTCCTTTGACTTTAGTACCAATAGGGACCTCTCTTATTTTACCAAATGTGTTAAGTAAAAGAGGGTTTTCTTTATCTTCTTTTTTAACCATTACTCCAATAAGATTTTTTGATTTCATATTTATCTGTAATAAAAACTGATTTGTTTTCAACATTAACACATATTTCATCATCAGTTATATCCGCATCATCCTGCCAAGGAGTAAAATTTCTTTGTATTTCCATATCAAAGTAATATGGAACTTTAACACTAAAATTACCAGCATTATAACTTTCTCTTATAGAAATAAGTTTGTCTATAAATTCATTAAGTATCATATTAAATAGATTAAATCACAATAATTGGTAATAAATTTCTACCGAAGAAATCTTCTCTGGTTCTTTCATAACTACTCTCCTTTCATTCTTTCTTTGAGTGATCATTCTGCGAGTTTATATTGCGCCACCCGTTTGCCGCTGGGTGTCATTACGCGGTCGGTCACGATGCTGAGGCCGAATTTCTGTTTGAGGTCGGTGATGCGGCTGGCGAGGCAGAAGCAGTTAAACATGCTCAAGGCTTCCATTGCGGTGATGGTGTTGCCCGCTTTCAGCCACTCGGCGATGCGCTTGTTCTGCGATGCGCAGCTTTCTAAATTGTCGTTGTTATTCATAGGTCTTTGGGTTTATAGGTTTCACATTTTCTTGCTTTGTCGGCGAATATCTTGGCTGTGCCTTTGATTGGGTTGAAAGTGTTGTCCGGGTCGCACCCTATGTCACTCACACCCATAAAATACTCACCGTCGATGGTGCGGCTTATGCCAGAAGTGTCGCGCACGAAGTGTCGGCACTCGCCGCAGTACACCTTCGGCTGCTCAACCGTCTGCTTGCTCTCTTTTTTCTTCCTTGCCATACTGCTTAATCCGTTCTAATCTCCTACGCATACGCTCGATTTTGTTTGCGGTGCTTATTTGCAGTTGCCGCAGTTCCAGTTCGAGGCGTTGTATCTCTTGCTGTTGTCTTTCTTGGTTCGTCATGTGGTTTTGCTTTAGTCCATTGGTTGCAACCGTATGTCGGCGAAGTTGGTATCATCCATAAATGGCAATACAAGCCACTTGTGGAGCAGCACTGGCAGTTGGCGCAGCATGGCTCAACAGATGCGGTGGTCGGTTTCATAATCCAATAGTTGCTGTTTCAAGGTTCGGGGCTTGCCGTTGCGTTTCCACTCGTCCCAGAGGCGGTCGGCTTCTGTCATGGCCTCCATCCATGCGTCGCGCTCCTCCTGGCTCAACTCTTCCCATTCATGCCATTGGCCATCATTTCCTATTGCTTGCATGGTTCTCCATTGCTTTATCAAAGTTCATTTTCATCGGCATGAGAATAGCCCTATGCAAACTCTTCATTGCATCATCTACTGTCTGTTGGTCAAGTATATGGTCGTACTTGTCCCAACCCTCGCCGTACAAGGCAACCATCATTGTGTTTGCCACTGCGATAGCGTTTTCGGTTGTTGCCTCGCCTGTCCGAGTGAGGTCTGCCACAAGTATTTGCTTTGCCAACTCGTTACGCTCGGCAATACGGTTCTTCCGTTTGTCGTGGTAGTCTCTCATGTGGTTGAAATACTCGGTTCTCAACAGGTCGAGATGGCCTTCGATGCGTTTTAATCTCTTAAACATATTGCTCGGTTTTTAAGGTTTAACTAATCTCTCACTCTCACCCCCCGTGTTATCCCGTGGCCGGGGAGGGTGCCTTCGGTGCTGACGACGTAGCGTGCGGCATCCCAGAAGTGGTTGAAATGTTTCTTGTCCGGCTCGTCAGTCCAGTTGCCGTTGCGGTCGCGCTCGTAGGTGTAGTTGTCGGCCTCCATGATGCCGTTCTTGCTGTCGGCGGTGATGAAGATTTTGTAGCCTTTCATCTTCTGTATGCCCGAAACAATGGGTGTCTTGCCGCCGATGCGCGTTGTCTTTGGTAGGCGGACGTGCAAGCCCTCTCGCCTCATACGGGCTATCTTGCCGGGGTCGCGCGGGTCGGGGATGAACAGCCGCCCCGCACATTCGGGTTGCCTCATTTCCTCTATAATTTGGTCTTCGGACAGATAGGGCTTGTAGCAGAGTTCTTTGAGGTAGAGTTCACGCCGCCGGTTGTCGATGGCGACAAGCACCAGCACAAAGGGGTCTTTATAGCCCCAGTCCACGCCCACGATCGCCCTACGCTTCAAGTGTTCGGGTATCTCGTCGCAGACAAAGTATGTGTCGAACACCAAGCCCTCGGCCATGCACTGCTCGCCCTCGCCGTAGATTTTCCACAGCCGCTTGTCGGTGAGGCGGTACACCTCGATGGCCTCGCGCTGCTCTTTCGACAGGTAGGGGTTGTCGAGGTAGGTGGTCTTGAAGAAGTAGCGGCTCTCGTCATAGACGGGGTTGTGGTTGAGTTCCGATACCCAGTGGTCGTTGCTGAACGAGGGGTTGTAGTCGAGGATGATGAAGCCGTGGAAATCCACGCCGTCCTTCTCCAGCGTCTTGCTCTCGGTTCTGAATGCCACATGGTCGTATATCTCCTTGGCGTTCTCGGTGGCTTCGTTGAGGAAGTTGATGTTGCCCTTCAAGCCGCGCATCTTGCCCTCGTCCTCGGTGGCGACGAACAGAAACTCGGTGCCGTTGGGGGCGGTGAACTCCATGTCCTTGCGGTTCTTCTTCAAAGCGTCCCATCGTTTCAGTTTCTCCATCACCTCCTTGAAGTCCTTGTAGGCCGTCTTTTTGAGGGTCGGCATGGTGGCGCGGATGATGTTGATGCGCAGTCCTGGGGTGTTCAAGCCGGTGACGCAGAGCCATATCATTATGTTGTAGGTCTTGCCGCTGCGGGTGCCGCCTTGCGCCGACACGATGCGGAAGCCACGGTCGTAGGCCGTCTGCACCTCCTTGTAAACACGGGTGGGCTTTATTTCGGTTATCTTTGGCATTAGTCTAAAAGTTCTGGATTGTCGTGGATGTTGCCTATAATGGTTAGGCTTCTGTGCGACGGCATCATATAGCCGATGTTTGCACCTGAATTTTCCGTATTGTAGTTGTAAATAGAATCAGTGTTGATATAGAAACAACCTTCTCTACTCCATCTTACCACACCGAATACACTTGTCTTTCCAGTGCTGCTGTCGGTATGTCCTACAATGTCGCCTTCAAAGATTTGTTTTCCGTTTGGGTCTACCACTCCAGTGTACTGCCCTACGGTTTCAGGTTGGACAGCAACACTCCTTCCGTTATCATCGGAAATGTAATGCGTCCTTCCGTTTACGCCTTTGTAGTTTGAATAGAACCCATACACCCATTCCTCTTTCTTCCCGTGATGGGATATACTTCTGCCTCTAAAAATAATTTCTCGTTCCATATTGTTTCTTTTGTTGACTGGAGTTAATTCAGTATTTCTTCAAACTCGCGTTTGGTGATTTCAATGATGTCTTTATTTTTAGTCAGTTCCTCGTCAAATCTGTCGCTCATATAGAACACTATCACATCATCCTTGCCGATTTCGACGTATGGGAACGTGAAGCGTCCTTCGAGCTTGCAATTCAGTATCGAAAACACCTTTTGTATCGACGAGCCTGGCAGATGATCAAGAAAGTGTTTTATCTGCTTTCCGTTTTTCGTCCGCAGGTTCGGGACGTAGATGTCAGAATACTCTTTGTGCTGCTTCCACGTCTTTCCCGGCAACCTTTCTGGGTGTTTGAAAGCAAACCCAGTGTACTGAGTCACTCGCCAGAAGTTCTGTTGTCCTTCACGACCGAGGTAGTTGTCCCAGTCGCACCCGACAATGTTTTTCACCGTCTCGCGGTTCTGTTTCTCGATTTTGGTTTCTTCGGTACGCAGGGCGTGGAGTTCCTTGTAAACCTTACTGTCTTTGTTGATGATTTTGTAGTACATATTGGCTATTCGTCAAATTCTATTCTATCGTCTTGTTCTTGTGTTTGTTCTTGTGCTTCGGTGGCGGTGGTGTCGGCGAGGAGGGCGCGGGCTTTTCGCTTGCGGCGTTCCAGTTCGTTGCCCGCTTCTATCAGGTCGCGGTCGCTCATGGTCTCCACGCTCATCTTCACCTCCACACGCCCGTCGTCGGTGCCGTCGCCGAGCAGGGCGAGGCTTCCCCACGGCTTGCCGTTGAGTTTCGCCCATTCGGTGGTCTCCGACAGGGTGTTGAGGGCGAGTTTGGCGGCTTTGTCGTTGCCGCTGTTGGCTGCTTTCACGACGTTGCGGCGCACCTTTGCCCGCTCCTTTATCTTCTGCGACAGCAGGAGGCGCGACAGCTCACGGTCTTCGACGAGGCGTTTGCCGAGGGCTTCATCCTCCCACGCGGGGCGGTAGAGCGTCAGGGCTTCCTCCACGCTGTCGAAGAGGTACTGCTCGTCGCCGATGATTGCCGCCACCTCGTCGCGGTGGTGCAGGTAGGGGTCAGTCTTCGTCATTGCTTTCGCCATTCTGCGCCTCCTTTCTCTTTATGTAGTTCTCGTGCGTCCGCTCGGCCACCCGCTGCCGCGCCTCGCGCTCGTCGCGTATCTCGTAGCCGATGTTGTAGGTGCGGGCTATGAATTTGTCACCGCTTTGGTTGATGCGCTTCATCAGGTCTTTGTTGGGCGTGAAGTGCGGCTGGAAAGCCTCGGTGCGGTTGATGCGGTAGTTGCGGTTGCGCAGGGTGCCGAGGTCGTCGAGGTTCACGACGCAGTTGTCGATGAGCAGGTCAGCTATGACGTGGAATATCGCCATAGTGAACTTCTCAATCTGCGTGTAGTCGATGTTCTCCTCCTCGCCCTCCTCGCCCACGACGAGGCGTTTCTGCAAGAACCAGCAGATGTCTTTGGTCGTTACCTCGTTGCGGTTGGTGGTCTTGCGGAAGGTCGTCGGAGCCTTCTCCTGCCGCTGCTGCTCCTCGTCGCTGAGGTTGTCGTCCTTGGTGTTCCACTGTTCCCAGTAAGGCCTCCTGCGACCGCTTTTCTTTGTGCGCCACTCGCTCTTTGGCTTGGTGGTGCAACTGCCTGTGCCGTCTTTTTCCATTGTCGTTAAAGTTTTATGATTATCTAAATGCCGCCATACGGTCTTCACTATCTCCTTTTGGTCTTATCTCTTTCCGTATGTATGACGGTGCCTTTGGTGGATTTATGTATAATGCTGTACCGAATTGGTCTAATTCAAAGACAAGACGATTTTTGATAAGCGAAACACCGCAACACGATACAAGTTTTCCTCCCATATCGACGGCAACAGTTCTTATTTTCCAGTTAGGCACTTTCGCTTCTAATGAGCTGAAAAATATACCGAGTGTTAATTGCCTTGATGGAGGGCATGGGTTTTGTTGGTCGGCCTCCTCAAGTATCTTGCATCTCCACTCCTCCTTTTGTTTGAAATATTCTTCGTAGTCCGACACATATTTGTCATACTTTTCCTTCTCCTCGTTAATCGCTTTCTCAATTTCAGCGACCTTCTTTTTGAGCGTTTCAAGTTCCTTTTCTCTTTCGGCTATGCTTTTGCCAAAATGAAAGTCTTTGTACTCTTGGAACAAATTGTTGTCAGCGGACTCAACCCAATCGTATAATGCAGGGATAATGTTTGTGTCCTCTATTGACATTTTTTCGAGTTTGTTCACAAAGGCAACAGCGAGGTCTGCTCGTGCCTTATAGTGTGCATATTCGTCTTTCTCCATTGTTGTAGGTTTTAATGTTTATACTTTGTGGATGCAGACCCCTCTCGAAGTCTGCACCCTGCGGGTTAGGCCAAACAGGTCGTGGAACTCCTATCTCTTCATTGCGGCGCGTTTTGCCTTCGCCTCTTCGGCCATAATGATGCGTTTCGCTTTCCCCTCCTTCTCGAAGAAGCTGAACAGCCACTCCAGCAGCCGCCACATCTCCTCGCGGTCGTACATCTTGTTGGCGCACCAGCCGCAGCCGAGGCCGATAAACATCGCCTTCACCCACGCCTGCCACGTGTCCGCCGTGCCGCAGTCGGCAAAAAAGCCTATCTGCATCCACAGCCCCAGGGCCGCCAGACCGAAGCTCATCACCCACGACACGACCATCCGCACGTTGGTGTTCTCAATCTTGAACATCTTGTTCACCATCTCCGTGATGAACATAACACCACCAACGAAGAGAACAAATGTGCTAAACATTGTCATTAAAATTTCTGAAGTCATTTCTTACTCCTTTCTTTTTTTTTGTTAAACATTATGTTGATTTGCATATCGCCATTTATAACCTCCGGCGTGATGTCTGCCTGCATAACATTTGCAGCAACCTATCACGCTCGCTCTATCGACCCCCGTCTTTTCCGTTGCCTCCTTTATAGAATGGAAACAAAACTCCTTTCCGTCCTTGTCGGTGGCAATGACTGGCTTGTCGTGGGTCCTTCTCATCCTCTCGGCTCTCTCGGCATAGTGTCCGTTCAATTCCTCATCCTCATACCGCCATTGATAGCCATAGGCATTGTGTTTCCCTTGTACCTTTCTGCAACAAGCACTGATGCACGGCATTTTGCCGCCTACATAGGCAGCGGCCTCTTGTATGGATGCAAAGCGGTGTTCGTTGCCATCCTTGTCGGTGCCGATTATAGCAACCCAATGGGTCTTTGCGGCTCTGTATTTGCCCGTGCCGTAATTGGTGTTGTATAGCGATGTACACCATTCAAGGTTATCAACGCGGTTATTCGTCTTCACCTCGTCCTTGTGGTTTACCATTGGCAGATTGTCGGGGTTGGGGATGAAGGCCAGCGCAACAAGGCGGTGTACCTTGACGTTCCTTTCCTTTCCGTCCTTGTACAAAGTGACACGCAAATAGCCTTTCCCGTCCTTGTATTGGTTGACGAACTTTTCGCCTTGCCTCACTATTCCCATATCGCTCACCTCATACTTCCCCTCATAGCCTTGTATCGGTTTCCATTGTTCCCCGATGCCGCTGAATACCGATGCGTGTGTCATTTCGCTTTCAAGATTTTTCGTTATCGTTATCGTTTATTGCGAAAGCAGTCTTGCGTTTTTCAGGTGTTAAAATAGTTTGTATTGTGTTTTGAGTGGCATAAGCCGTTTGTCGATAATCTTGCAATACTCTTCGGAAATCTCCGAGCCGATGTAGTGTCGGTTGAGCGTCAAGGCCATCTTTGCTGTCGTGCCGCTGCCCATGAAGCAGTCGTACACCAAATCGCCCTCGTTGCTCCAGCTGATGATATGGTCTCGCACAAGTTTTTCGGGGAATACAGCAGGATGAAACTCGCTGCCTTCCTCTTTGCCTGGTACGAGAAGCCACCAGTTATTGCGCTTGGAGAAAAATTCTGTTTCCTTTCTGTGTTCAACCTTGAACGAACCATCAGCCATTCGTCTACCTTGCTGGACGTGAGCAGCGCTTCCAAAAGACATATTCCGCTTATCCTTGATAAGATTCGTTGTCTTCGGTCTGCCCTTGCTGAACACAAACATATACTCGAAGTTTAGTGTGTAGGCGAGGTTGCTGCCAACTGCGCCGCCGCCGTCCTTTGCCCATATCATTGTGTCGTGAAGGTTGAAGCCACACTCCATAAAGTAGAGGGCCTGTCTGAACGAGGTGCCGGTCTCACTACCGTTCACCGTTGCATCATTGACAACCCACACCACAACGCCGCCCTCCTTTGTCACTCGGTAGAGTTGCTTTGCCACGTTCTCGAAGTCGAAGCAATAGCCGTTGTACTTTCGCAGGTTGTCGTATGGCGGTGAGGTCACTGTTAGGTCGATGAAGTTGTCGGGCATCCGTTTCATCGTCTCAATGCAGTCTTCGTTGTAGATTTTGTCAATCTCCATTGTCAAATAATTTTAGCTGGTTCTTGTCCTCGGCTTCCTTCTTGGGCGGTGGCGACGGGCGGTTCATCACCTCGCGCCGCCACTTCTTGCTGATTTTCACCCAGGGGCAATCGCCCCCCTTGAAGGTGCGACGCTCCACGTCAATCGGCCTCCCGTGCCGACCGCGCTTGCCGACGAACTGGCTCGCCGTGAAGTCCTCCTTGTGGCGCAGGTAGACGGTCATAAACTCGTTGAGCGTCACCGCCTCGCCGCCCTCCACCGTCCGCTTGACGAGCGAAATGCTTTCGTCTATCACCACCAGCACATACTCCTTCGCAATGCCCGTCCGCTCGGCCACCGCAGCGGCCAGTTCGTATTTTGTCATTGGGTTAATCGTTTAATGGTTACTCTCTTGCTTTAGGGCAAGGCATTGGGTGCTTGATTGGGTCGTTCTCCTCAATCGTAATCGTCAGCACTTTGTCCTCGTTAAAGTCCATCGGCACGATGCAGTCAAGCAATGTGTGGTAGATGGCCTCTTCAAAGATTTCGTGGTGGATTGAATGGATGCACTCGGAACCATCCGTTTCGTTGTCTTGTACAATGTGGAGGTCTTTATAAGCCTCGTTTCCGTCAAGTACAGATGTGATGATGTAGCCGTTTGCGGCCTTTGTCACTTGGTGTTTGATAACTGTTTTTGTTGCCATTGTTCTTTTGTTATTCGTTTTGTGTTAATTATTGCTACTGTGTTTTGTAGTTTTTCTTCGACTTGTTTTTCTTTTGTGCAAACAACCTCTGCTTGCTCTTCGTAAGTGAGGTCAATCATTGGAATGTTTGCATGGTCAACGGAGTGGATGCCCTTGAACCACCTACAACCTCTGCATCCAACAAAGCATTTATCCTCGGCTTTTGATGGTTTATAACAAGGGCATTCAGTTATTCCGATGAAAAGGTCAACAATCATATCATTTCAGTCTAAAGGTTCTGCCCCCTGCGCCCACCTTGGAGCACTCGGCGTAGGCTTGGGGAAATTTATCTTTCAGTTTCTTGCTGTCGATGGTGGTGCGACCCGCCGTGCTGCGGTAGGTGGCAAGGATGTCGCCGTTGAAGGTCAACGCCTCGTCGTCCTCGAAGAGCAGCTTGAGTTTGTCCTCCAGCTCGTCGGCCTCGGCCTGAATGTCCTTTATCGCGTCGCGCTTGGCCTTGAGCTGCATCCAGAGCGAGTGTGCCGCCGCGTCCACCTCGCGGGTCTTGCCCTCGATGGAGGACGGCCAACGCTTCACCACGTCGCGCACCGCCACGGGGTCGGGGATTTTATCGCCGACGATGCAGTCGTTCCAGAAGTCGCGGCAGATGTCGGTGATAATATCAAACACTTCTTCGTTAAAGTCGTAGCGATGATAACCAAACCGCTTGTTCGGGTCGCGGCTGTAACATTGCCACGCAAGGTAGCCTTCCTTGTAGCCGCTGATGCCTAACTGGGTTTGGAGTTGGAATTGCCATGCCAGCGGAGGCTCCTCGGGGTCAATCTCGCGTGAAGTCCATTTGCACTCCACGATACCCTTGTTCTCCTCGTTCTGCTTGCCGTCCTCTTTCACCCAGTAGGTTCTGTCCGGGGAGCAGTGCATAAAGGGCAGGTCGTCGCGCCGCAGAAGGTACTCGGCAGCGGAAGCCTTGATAATTTTGTGACCAGATATTTGCTCGAATAGGATAGCAGTTGCCACCTCGTTGGCGTGGCCCTGCATCATGGCGAGCGTCTGGGTGTAGTCGAACTGACCCGATTGTTCGCGTTTGATGTCGGCTTGCAGTTCCATCGGGGTTTTGAAGTAGCCCTCTTCGACCAAGGGGGCGATAGAGGACGCGCCGAGGGTCTTTGCCCTCTCGACGCGCCACTCTTCATTCGAGGAGCAGGTGTATCGGTTGCCCTGAACTCCGTTGACGTTGTATCGTGTTACTTTCATAAGTGTGTTGAACAAAAATAACAATACTTGTAACCTTTATTGACCCTCCGCTTTAAGCAGCATTGGCACCATTCTGGGTTGCCCTTTCGTGCTTCCAACTCTTCGGCAGTGAGTTCAACATTGAGGTTCTGTATTCGGTTTGTAATCTTGTTATATTTGGGGTGAAGTTGTTTAATAAGTTCAAACTCTTTGTTGAGCATATCGCGCTCGTTGTCGTACCTAAACTTCTCCTCAAATCGAAAATCCTTCCCGTGTATCGAATGGTAATACCATCGTGAATGTGGCGGCTGAATTGTTGTGCCGACATAAACCACCTTGTCGCCTTTGTAGCCAAAATAGACAATGTACTTATCCTTTCGGCTGTGATAGTTTTTCAGGCATTCAAGATACTCTTCAAACGACACTGGTTTATCGACATGAGCTGCGTAGTATTTATAGACTCCTTTTTGGAAGTCAGCCCAAGATGTTCTCTTTGTCATTCCATATTCAACTTTTGCTGTTCTGCCGCCATTGCTTCTTCAATTTCGGCATCTGTCATCTCTGCGGGGTTCTTCTTCGCGGCGGCCTTCTTCAACTTGCTCACCTTGTCGTTCATCTTGCCCTCGGCGGCGGGCTGCTGCAACTGAGGGAACTCCTCCTCGACCGTCGTCTGCCCGTCCTTCAAGGCGTTGCCGATACCGATGAGGCGTGTCACCATGTCCGCGTCGATGTCGTCGAGCGTCGCCACTCCCATCTTCTCGCACACCATGTCTGCCGTCACGCCGTACTTGCCAAAGGCCTTGACCACCTTCTGCACACGGTCGCGCAGGCCGTTGGCGGCTTTGCCCTTGACGAACTCCTGGCACTCGGCCACCAATTTGTTCACATACACCTTCGGCACCACGTCGTAGATGGCGTTGCGGCGAGCGAGCGACGAGGCGGCGTTGATAGTCATCACCTGCATGTCGTTGGAGTAGGTCTGCCCGTACTTGTTCTGTATCGAGCGAGCCACCTGCTTGCTGCTGGCCACGTTCTTTTGCAGGTCGTGAGCCACGGCCTCCACCGTCACCATCCTGCCGTCGTTGCCGACGATGCGCGTGGCGATGCGGAGGTTGCCCCAAGCGGCGGCGGCAATCTCGGCCAAGCGGATAGACGGGCCTTCGATAATTGTCATCGAGCCGTCCTTGCCCTTGCGCTCAAGGTGGTAGAAGCAACTCTCGGCGGTCTCCTCGTCGAAGAGTGCGAGTTGCTGCATCTCGGCCACCGCCGCCACAGGGTCGCGCGGGTAGGCTTTGGCCGTTGCAATTTGTTTGTCGATTTCGGCGGAGGTCACAGCCTGCAACGCCTCTGTGCTGCTGATAACAGCCACTTCGTTAGTGTTGTTGTCCATAGTGGTATTGTTTTAATTACTTCTTTCTGATTTCGCACGGCAGTTCGGGTATCTCGCCGAACTTGCGGCATACGTCGGGGCGATGCTCATAGATGTTGCAAGTGCAGTCGTGCTTCAAGAAGGGGCACTTGTTATTCTGCATTGCTTCTCCCATCGCCTCCTTTGTCATTGCTTTCGGCATTACGGTGAATGCTACATGTCCGGGGCCTAACGGCACGGTGGTAAGCACGGGGTTGATAATCTTATCCGCGTACTTCTCCAATTCGCCGTCGGCAAATGGGATGTTGTAGCAGCACCGAGCCTTGCATCTTTGCGGTCTGCACTTCATAGACGATTAGATAAATGGAAACCGTTTTCGTTCATCCTATTCTCTATTTCGTATACGGTCTTTTTGCCGCAGTTGCGGAGCCGTAAGAACTCATATTTGGATAGTCCATCAAAGTGGCCAATCCTTAATTCTGTTCTGAAGTCGAGTTTTTTCAGTTGTCGTATCTTTTCTTTGATGCGTAAATCATTGAAATAACTCTCATCATTATCAATCAAGGCTTTGACTTGGTTTAATGCTCTTACTGAAAGAATTTCGTAAACCAGAGGGCCGAGGTCTTTTTTCTTTTCCTCCTCTTTCTGCTCTGGCGTTTCAATCATGCTCGACAGCCTCACCGTGAACTGGTCGATGCTGAACATGCACATCGTTACATCGTTGGCGATGGCGTTCAATTCTTTTGCATCCTCCTCGATGGCTTTCTCGGCCAACTTGTGCAGCCGTTCTATTACGTCGGTCTTAATCATACCGTCACCACCTCCTCTCCGTTGCTCTTGTGGGTCACGACGCGGGCTATTGTCGCGCCGATTTCCTTTGCGTAGTTCACAAGGCTGCTCACAGCCTCGAAAATGATGTTGTTCACGCCGCCGTTGTCGCGCGGCACGGCGAGGACACACTGCGTGTCGTCGTCGTAGAAATGTACTGTTGCTTCCATAGGTCTTATTTTTTAGAAGGTTTAACTTTCATCGTCTGCTCACGCCCGAAGACGTAATCTTGGTATAGCTCTACAAGTCTATGTTCGGGGAATACTTCGTGCTTGCATCCGTCTGTATAGATTGCCCGTACAAGACCTGCTTGTTCCCACCTCCATAGCAAAGTTTTATACTTCTTCTTTGCATTCCTTCTGGTTATGTATCGGGGGTTTTTCTCCAACAATTCGAGATACATCCCAAAAGCGTATTTCGTAGATAGCTTCACTATCTCGTCAAGCGTCACTTCCATAGGTCATTGTTGTTTTAATTGTTCCTCGCCAAAGTATCGGTCGCACCAATCTTCGGGGTCAGGGTAGTGTCCCCATCCGCCACCAAAGCAGCACTCACCCCATTGCGGGCGATACCATTGGCAGTCCTTACATTGGATTTGATACTCGCTTATCTTTTCTTTCATAGTGAGCGTAGGCAGGTCTCCCCACCTACGCCCTTTCGCCGTGCGTGGAACTTACCAGCCTTGCGGCCACACTGCTCTTGTCGGTCTTTCCCGACTGCCATCCAGGGCCTCAGTCCAGCGTGGACTTTCTTGTTTGTAGTAGGTTTTGCGCCTATGGTGGGGTTCGATACCACTCGTCCCAGTCTTCTTACCTCTCCAGCGTTCCCCCGCTGGCGGCATAGGCGTTGTGTGCTTTCTTGTTTGCACAGGCTTTGGCGAACTTTCCGTGTTGGATATATATAGGTTGTCGAGAACCTTCAAAGCGAAACGGCATGGGCGGTATTGGCCTTAATACTTGGAAACTTGCAAATGTAGGTAGAGGCCGAAAGAATTCTCCACCCGTTGCCGTTTAATTGTTGTCAAAAAAGTCCCCCGCCGTGAGCTTCTTCGGCGAGGGTGCAAACATATGTTCAGTAAATCAGCATTGCGCTGACTTGCGCCGTGGGCGGTCTCGCTCCGCCTTGCGCCGTCGATTGGCACATATAAAGGTCATGGGACAACCCTTGAAAACCAACCTCGGCTCTCACGGCTAAATGGAAGTGCGGTTTGGCTTGCCTATGAAAGTAAAGGAAAGCCTCGCCGCACCCTATTTCGTGCCGCCATCGGCAAATATGCAGAGTAAAGTACGTCTGCCTCCGGCGGCTTTGTATTCCTTTTCAACTGCTGCGGTATCTCCCACGGGCGGAAGTTCGTTGAACCCGTGGCCGCAACCCTACTATGTGCGCCATTCTGCACTTTCGGTTGTTAGTTAAATCACCCTCACGCTCATATTTGAATATCTACTCAATATGTCAAAGGTCTCTTTATGTTGTTGTGTAATTCTCTTTGCTGTGTCCTCGGAGCAGGGCTCGAACCTGCGGTCTGCTGACGGTTTGGTCTCTTTTTATGTCAGCCGTTCTACCTACTGAACTATCCAAGGAGTTGGGGCGTTTCGCGGTGCCGGGTAGGATGGTGACGGGTCGTTCACACCGATACTTCGCCCCTTGTTTAATCCTAATAATCAACCATGACAAATATGTACAATCTTCACACCCAATGTCGCCATCCTTACCCGTGGTTTAATTCTCCGTGGCTTCGCCGAAGGGGTTTGATATGCCGTACTTCTCGAACACCTGCTGCACCATCACCCTCTGGGCATACCCCATCTTCGTCCTGCCGTTCTTATACAAACCGAATGTGGCCTCCGACTTCACGTCGAGCACCTTCTTCAACTCCTCCTTCAAGTCGGCGAGCTTCTGTTTGGCTTCGTTCCACCCTTTGTCAAATCCACAATTATCGTTCAAATCCTTGCTCATATTCAAATTATTTTTATATAAAATGAAACATTTTTTTAATATTTACGTTTATATGATTAGAATTACATCGAACAATTTGTCAAAGAACTCTTATACCTTTCAAATTTTCGATGCAAAGATACGAATAAAAATTTGAATAATGCAAATAAATTTTGAAGAAAATTGAAAATAAATATTTAGTGTATTAAATATCAAACATATAAAAATCATGGGAAATATTGAAAGTGGTCAAATTTTGGCCACAATGTGGGACAATTTTGATGTCCGCGTGAAGCAAATTTGCAAATTTTACCACATCAAAAAATGGGAAATGGCGGCAAAGATAGGTACAACTCAATCTAACCTATCTGTTCTCAACAATGGCAAGCAGCACCACACCGACGCCTACCGCATTCTTTTGGGCTTTCCCGACATCAACGCCCGCTGGCTCCTCTTCGGTGAAGGCGACATGCTGACACAAAAAGAGGCCGAGCCGCAGAAGCAGCCAGACCCCGCGCCTGAAGGTGTCACCCTCCTCGACAAAGAAGGACAGGTATATAAATACTTATATGAGATGAAGGACAAAGAGTGCCAGTCTCTCACGCGCACCTTCGCAGAGGAAATCGGAAAGTTGAAGCGAGACAACGATCACCTCACGGCCAAACTCCGCGAACTCTCCGTTAAGCCATACGGAACAGACGAGGAAACACCCTCTCTCATGGCGGCAGAATCAACCGACAATAATAATTAATACATTTATATTATGAAAAAGATTATCTTATCAATCGCAGTAATGCTAACCATCTCAGCATCGGCACAAATTACAACAATCGCATCGACCAAGACAGTAGCCATGTACGACCAGAAGGACACATGGCTAAATATGACAATCGACGCTACCGGAGACACTACTTATGCAATCCGACTGCGCTCCACCTACGCATATAGCAATACAGTTGAGGTGATCGCAGGCGCACAAGAAAAGTCGCATGTATTGGTTGACCTCGGCAACCGAAAACAGGCAATCGCCATCCTCCAGTCAATGATAGATTTCAAAGGCGACGACAGAACACTGGTCACTCTCAACAATCCATCGGAGAATGTAGCATTGTACAACAATGGCATTCGTGGGAGAGGCTTCACCATCGCGGACAAATGGAATGTAGAGAAGGAATTTGTCACAATAGCCACACTTGAAAAGGTGCTATCGGATATTCAAGGCATAAAACCAGGCATGGACATCAAAGACCAAAAAGCGATACAAGAACAAAAGTCGTCCGTTGGAATCATTGCAGGTGTAGTTGTCGGCATAGGTATTGCTGTCTATTTTATTGTAAAGGTAATGTCACTTTAATAAAAAATATCGCAAAAATTCGTAAACTGCGCTTAAATCCCTACGCCACAATATCAACAAGTTTTTCTGTTAATCAGGGGGTCGAAGGTTCAAGTCCTTCAGGGGGAGCGGGAGAAAAAGAGGCAAAAATCGCCTCTTTTCCTTTGTTTTTAACATACTGAATAAGATAGTTTTACGTTGTTTTTCAGCATCTTTTTTACGTGTGTGTCTCAAAATGAATTTTGTCATTTCAAAAATTAGTTGTACTTTTGCACCGACAATACAAAAAATGGTGACGGGTTAAATTTCCATTTTTTATGTCTTTTGAGGGTGTTTTGTGTCGCAAAATAGTCGCAACACTATATTATGAGCTGTCAGGAAGGCCAAAATATGTTATAAATGGACTATATGACGATTTGTTAGAAGGTACAAAAAGAAACATAAACATAATAAAAACAAGGTAGTAATATGGTGACATTTAAAATTGAGGTCGGTAAGACCAAAAGAGACGGTACGCATCCTATCTATATTCGCGTGACGAAGGATAGGGAGTATAAACGCATCCGATTTTTCCTCGATGCAAGTGCCAAAGACATTACAGCAGGTGGAGAGATAAAAGACACCATGCTTGATGTGTCAATCAATGAGGCGATCAACTCTTATAAACATAAGCTGCTCGACATTGGGGCAGCGGTAGACGAGTGGAGCGTTACCCAAATTGCTGAATATTTGACAACACCGCCAAAGAAAAAAGAGGAAGAATTCAATTTGGACTTTATCGCTTTTGGCCGTGAGCATGTCAGTAAGTTAAAGAGTGGCGGGCGAGATAAGACCGCCGAGGGGTATAATTCGGCTCTCAACAACTTCTGCAAGTTCTTGAAACGCGACAACATAGACATCAACCAAATCAACAAGGCCATGTTGCTGGAGTATAAGGAATGGTTCGAGCGTGAGGGCTTCGGAAACAGGGCATGGGAAATGTACATGTCGAACCTTAAAACGCTGCATAACAACGCCAAACTACTCTATAACGACGAGGACGATGAGAAACTGAACATCAAGTTGTCGCCCTTCAAGACGATTCAGTTCCGCAGATCTGCCGTAGAGAAACGCGACGTGGAACCGATGGCGTTGTCGGCCACCGCGCTCCGTTACCTTTGGGACGTGCCGATGGAGAGGCTGACCCCTCGCGGGAAGATGTCCCGTGACGCTTTCTTCCTTTCCTTCTCGCTCTGCGGCATGAACGCGGTTGACATGTGGAAACACAAACAAGCCGAGGACTGCAAGGCCGATTGCATTGAATACTACCGCTCGAAGACCGCCAGACGTTCCGGCAAGGGAGCCTTCACGCGCGTACATATAAATAAATATATGAAAGAGGTTCACGAGCGCAACCGTGGCAAACGGCACACTTGGTTCTATGCCGAGTTGTATTCGACATCAAACAACTTCAACGCCGCCC